GGCGTTGGGCGCAAAGGGTGCGGATGGTTTGTTACCGTTCCCGGTACGGGTTGCTAACGCCGTTGCAGCGGGTGTTATTGGTGCCGCTAACGTAGCAAAGATTGCAGCTACAAAGTTTAGCGCATCAGAATCACCTACCCCAGATACGACCGCACCGGATATGGGTTCCGCTGGGGCTTCTATGACCCCGCAGTTTAACGTAGTAGGCCAAGGTGGAGTAAACCAATTAGCCGCAAGTATTAACGGGCGCAATCAGCAACCCATTCAAGCATACGTGGTAGCGGGTCAAGTTACAAGCGCACAACAGTTGGCAAGACGCAGAGCAAGAACAGCAACATTCGGATAATGAAAAAAGTAATTGAACTTGTCCTTGAGGAAACCGAAGGACTAAACGGCATTAATGCAATTTCTATCGTTGAGCATCCAGCGATTGAGGAGAACTTTATTACCTTGGCTAAGGAATACGAGGTAGAGTTCAAAGCGCAGGACGAGGAGAAACGTATCCTTATGGGCGCAGCCCTTATTCCAAACAAAACAATCTACCGCAACCAAGGCGGTGAGGAGTTTTACGTGTACTTTTCCAAGGATACGGTACGCAGGGCTTCTGAGTTATTCTTAATGCGTGGCTACCAAGGCAACACCACACTCGAACACGCCGCAGAGTTAAGCGGTTTGTCCGTGGTAGAATCTTGGATTGTGGAAGACCCACAAAAAGACAAGACGGCTATCTACGGGTTAGAATTGCCCGAAGGTACCTGGATGGTTTCAATGAAAGTCAACAACGACGATATTTGGAATAACTACGTTAAGACCGGACGGGTTAAGGGCTTTTCTATTGAGGGCTATTTCGTTGACAAGATGCAAATGGAATCCCACCTTGAGCGCATCGAAGAGGAGGAAGCAGAGTTTATGCTTTCCAACATTATCGCCAAGATTAAAAAGGATGGCCGCTTAAAGAGCAAGAAGCGAATCGAGATGGAATCCTACACGGACTACCCAGAAGCGGTACGCAACAATGCTAAGCGAGGAATCGAACTAAACGAGAAGGGCGGTAACAAATGCGCTACGGCAGTTGGCAAGATTCGAGCGCAACAACTCGCAGACGGACGGCCTATCAGCGTAGAGACCATTACCCGTATGTACTCGTACCTATCCCGTGCCGAGGCATACTACGACGAAAACGATATGCAGGCGTGCGGTACTATTTCCTTCCTGCTATGGGGCGGGTTAGCCGCAAAGCGTTGGGCAGAATCTAAACTTAAAGAATTAGGCAAGTTATGAAACAGACCCCAAGCCGTTCCTCCCCCAAAGGAGACAAGCGTGGCTGCTTGTGCAAGAATAACACGTACAGCAAAAAGTGCTGCGATGGTTCCCTTCAAGCCCAGGGCGTAGGTGTTACCGTGAAGGTTCCGGTATAAAAATGTAACAAAATCAATTAAAGAGTAATTTGAATTATGAAAGCAACAGAAATTTTCCAAAAATTCTTTGCCGAGCTGTCCGCAGTTGAGACCTCCGAAGTTGAGTTGGCGCAAGCCAAGCTCGATAACGGCACCGTCTTGGAAGCTGAATCATTTGAGGCAGGCCAACCCATTTTCATCGTATCAGAGGAAGACAGAATCGCAGTCCCAGTCGGTGAATATAAAATGGAAGATGGCCGCATCTTGGTTGTAGTTGAAGAAGGTGTTATCGGTGAAATCAAAGAAGCAGCAGCCGAAGCAGAAGAAGAAGCCCCGGAAGTAGAGGTCGAAGTTGAAGCAGCTGCCGAACCTACTATGGAGGACAAAATCAAGGAGGTAGTAATGCCTATCCTTGAGGAGATGCGTGCAGAGATGTCCGCAATGAAAGAGGAGATGGGAGCGTACAAAAAGAAGCAGGAGATGTCCTCGGATATGCCTGCTGCTATGCCTATCCGCCACAACCCAGAAGCTGCCCCCGCTCCTGCACGAGTTAACCTCGCACAGAACGCACCGGAATCTTCTATCGACCGAGTTCTCGCACGTCTTAACAAATAAAATCAATTCTAAAAAATGGCTACTACTACTTCAATTACCACAACGTATGCTGGCGAGTTTGCTGGTAAATACGTTGCCGCAGCTCTTTTGAGCGCACCTACCTTGGACAAAGGTCTCATCGAGATTATGCCCAACGTATACTACAAATCCGTTATCCAAAAGGTTGGCACGGACGATATCTTGAAGGACGCTACTTGCGACTTCGACCCTACGTCTACCGTTACCTTGACCGAGCGTGTTTTGACCTTGGAAGAGTTCCAAGTTAACTTGCAAATGTGCAAGAAAGATTTTGAACAAACCTGGCAGGCCGTAGAAATGGGCTATTCTTCTTTTAAGAATGTACCCGCTTCTTTTACTGATTTTATCGTTGCTTACGCTGCTGAGAAAGTTGCCGCTCGTATCGAGCAAAACATTTGGGCAGGCGTTAACGCTTCTGCTGGCCAGTTCGCTGGTTTCCAAACTTTGTTCGCTGCTGATAGTGATGTTATCGACGTAACTGCTACTACCGTAACTTCTGCAAACGTAATCGCAGAATTGGGCAAGGTTGTAGACGCTATCCCAGCTACCTTGTACGGCAAGCAGGATTTGACTATCTACGTTCCTCAGAACGTCGCTAAGGCCTATGTACGTGCTTTGGGTGGCTTCGCTGCCGCTGGAGTAGGTGCTAACGGTGTTGACAACAAAGGTACTATGTGGTACGGTTCTCAGGACTTGTACTTTGATGGTATCAAGGTTGCTCTTGCCGAAGGTTTGTCTTCTAACAAAATGGTGGCTGCCCAGAAGTCAAACTTGTTCTTTGGAACTGGCTTGTTGAGCGACAAGAACGAGGTTCGCCTGATTGATATGGCTGACATCGACGGTTCTCAGAACTTCCGTTTGATTATGCGTATGAGCGCTGGTATCCAATACGGTATCGGTAGCGACATCGTTTACTACGGAGCTTAATCATTCTTAAATTTCCTTTGAAGGGGGTGGTGGTGTAATAACGCCCCACCCCTTTCTTTTTTAACTTACTAAATACAAATAAAATGGCTTGTGCATTATCCCTTGGCCGTATCGAACCCTGCAAGGACGTTGTAGGTGGAATCACGGCTGTTTACTTTCTGAACTATCAGGAATTAACAGTTACATACGACGCAACCAACACGGACGCTATCGACGTTTTAGGTAGCGGTTTAACGGCTTACAAATACGACTTGAAGGGTAGCTCTTCTTTTGAGCAAACCGTAACCTCCAGCCGTGATACCGGAACCACGTTTTTTGACCAGAACTTGAACTTGACCTTGCACAAATTGAGCAAGCAGTCTAACAAGGAAATCAAATTGATGGCTTACGGTCGTCCGATTGTAATCGTTGAGGACTACAATGGTAACTTCTTTGTTGCCGGACTGGAGAATGGTTGCGAAGTAACTGGAGGTACGATTGTAACGGGTGCTGCTATGGGAGACCTTTCCGGTTACACCTTGACGCTGAACGGACAAGAGCAGGTTCCTGCTAACTTCTTGGACAGCACTTTGGCTGCTGCTGGAATTTCTACTATCGTAGTTGGTACTGATTTTTAATATATCTTTAAAAAAAAACAAACAAAATGAGTATTAAAGAAACCATCTACAAAATTCTTGCTTCTAACACCAAAAAAGAAGTAGAGGTAAACTTGGCATCTGTTGCCGATTTTAATACTGCTGCAAGTCAGTTTGCTAAATTGCGTGAAGACGTTATTGCGTCTCAACGTGAGGCAGCCGCAGCTCTTCCACGCTTTGCGGCCCCGGCATCTAAATTGCGTAGGTCTTTTGCTGAGTTCACCCGTCTTAGCATAGAGTTGTTGCGTATGGAATCTGATATCAGAGCACAAGCAAAAGAACTTGGCGTTCCCTTTGATTCAATTCCTGGAGCAAACAATTGGGAGCAGGCCTTGTCTGATATCGCATCCATTGAGCGTGAGTCAAAGAAAATTCTTGATATCTACAACAAGATTAGTTAATATCTTTTCTTGACGATAAGAGAGCCATCCTTCGGGGTGGCTTTTTTAATTAAAACAAAAAGCAACAAACGAGTTATTTAAAAGATGAACATTTTAACCACAAGCGCAACAGCGCAGAATTTGCAAATCATCCCTCGCTCGTTTCCTGCTTCTGTATCAGCACGGTTAACGAATGAATCTACCAATACCACCCAGACGCAAACAATCGCACCCACAAGCGCAAACGGGTATATGACCTTGAATGCTGCTTGGACTTTGAAAGCACAAAACTTTTATTTATTAGAAGTGTTTAGTGGTGTAAATTTGATATACAGAGGCCGGGTATTCTGCACCGACCAAACCAATTTCGAGAAGTTCACCGTGAATGCCGGGGTGTACGACCAAGAAACCGCAGGAGATAATACGTTCGTAATTATATGAGCAACATAAGATTTATGGCCTTAAACTCCTACGTTAAGCCGCAGGTAAAGGAGGTTAGTGGAAAGCAATGGATTGAGTACGGAGACGATAACAATTATTTCCAATACTTAATCGACCGATATAACGGAAGCCCTACCAATAACGCAATCATTAACGGCGTTATCTATATGATTTTCGGCAAGGGACTGGCTGCAACAGACGCATCCCAGAAGCCCGACGAGTACGCAATGATGATGTCGTTGTTTACCAAAAATTGCGTTAAGAAGGTTGTTAGCGATTTCAAGATGATGG